GCCTCTCTTCCTTATCAAGGAAAACACCCTCTAAGAGGATGTAGTAGATCCCAATATTGGGACCTCTTAACTCAACAATTTTTGGGAGTTGAGTCTCATACCTCCAGATTGAATCAGGAGGAAACCCGCTTTCAAAGAGGGTAAAATCCTCGTGCATAATAGCACCAGGATCTGTGATGACTAATGCATCACTGGGAAGCTTAATTAAGCCAACCCCTAGCCTATGTCTATTTTGTTCGAATAGGCCAGTCAACCAGTAAGCTGGTTGGACAACCCAGATTAAAGCTTTTGGGTAATGAATCCTAACTCGGTTTAGGATTCTTCTCGCTAATTTAATATCACGAGAAATAAGGACTATATCAGTCCTAATTGGAAGCTGACTTTCAACTTCCATTAGAATCAAATTATCTGATTCCATAAAGAGGTTTAACCTCTCTCTTACTCGGTCAGGAATCCTCCCGAGTATTCGTCCATCGAAAACTTCTTTAACGATGGACTCGTCACCGATTAAATCGAGGTGACTTCGGACGAAATGATCAAATTCATCCGATATTGTTGGGTTCTGCCGGAAATCAGCATTAAAAACCCAACCAAGAGACAGATAATCAAAAACTTCTGCCTCTTCTGAGTTCACAAAGAACTCATACTGGTTTTTAAAAGTAAAACCAGGATTTATCCACATGGATATAAATGACCTGATGAATTGTTGGGTCATTAGGTTCTTAACACCTGGAATATTGTAAGAACCAAACTTGTGAACACGTTCTAACACAAGTTCTGGGGGTTTCTTTCCCTCCAGTATCCACTTGTAAAAGGTGGATTTTACCAAACGAAATAAAGTTTGGTATGGGGACTCAATTAGTCGAGTCCTCAGAGAACTTAAAAGTTCCCTATGTTCCCTGCTTTGGGGAACTATTACTGCTGAGGGTGGTATCACCCTCTGAAGGTCCCTGAATATTGGGACATATGCCAGGTGACGATGAGTCACCTGATTGATCCTCGTACTGCGGAGGATCTTATAGGGGAATACATTCCCCATAAGCTGGACCATTCGTATATAGGTCTCAGTTAGGCTAATACTTTTTTTAGCCAAGATTTCCCGTAGGAAACCGGGCCTATCATAATAGGCACCATCCCCCCCAATTTCTAAGGGGATGAAGGGGCAAATAGTTGTTGCCTCCTGTGGTACGAGAATATGCTGTACCAAGGTTGCTATTCTATACATAGCAGCCATCATGGGTGAAACATTTGACACCCAACGAAACTCTGTACCTAATACAGAGAATTTTCCGATAGTTGTATATGAAAATCTATCGGCTTCAGGTCTCCCATGTATTAGGAGACGAATACGTGGATAATCCACGTAGAGGGGCATTTTTGATCCCCTCCTGATCCGAACTACTGTCGAATCAGAAGCTCTCTTAGGTATTAGAGAGATTTCCTCACAAAAGTAAACAAACAATCGTGAGAGAAAGGTGTCTTCATCAGACAGCTTGAACCCCATAGAACGTATAATATGGAGTCCCCGTAACAGTTTGTCACGGTTGGAGTCGATCCAAATAATATCGTCTCCTACGGCCGCTCCAGCGATCGGCCTTACTATACGATATATGTATAGTTGTGCTATTGTAAGAATAGCTTTGGTCATGGGGTCACCCATGAACCAACCACGATATTTTATCGTGATCTCCCCTGTATCTTCACAGAGGACATACCTC